GCCATGGCTGTACTTTCTTTACCACGTAAAAGTGGATTTTCGCAACGTTTCTACGGAAACACTATCAGCAAGTTCTTGCAACCTTTGTTCAATGAACTTGCTTTGGATCGAGCCCGTGTCAATTTGGCACGAGTTCGCAGCGACGTTCTCGAATATCGTGATCTCAAGAATGGAATTGAGTTCGATAATAACATGAAAATTGCAATTTCAAAAGCTCGTGAAGCTTTTCGGCTACCCCAGAGAGTTAAGATGTGTCATTTAAATGATGTATTTTCTAAAAACTTAAACATATGGTCCTCTTCTCCTGGATTGCCTTGGAATCAGCATGGTTATAAGACGAAGGATGATATTCGTAAAGATGTGGATGCTATCAATAATATCAGATGGTATTGGCACCGCGTCAAGAATGGAGCTAGATTAACACCTCCTGACAGTTGTGCATTTGTACGATCGCACATATCAGAAGTTGGAACAAACAAAGTCCGAGCTGTTTGGGGATACCCCGCTACGATTACGTTTGGTGAAGCTGTCTTCGCAATACCTTTAGTTGAAGCTTACCAGTCGTATACCCGTCCAGTTGCGTATGGCTACGACCTACTTCGTCGAGGGACGAAGAAAATTGTCGATGAAATAAGATCATATCCATTTAAGATAGCAATGGATTTTGAGAAATTCGACAAGACCATCCCAGAGGAGCTAATCAATGCCGCATTTGACATTTTGCTGGATAACATTGATTTGACTTACTATGAAGGTTATGGAGTTGCAGATGCCAGAAAAATGATGAACATGTTTGAGTACATTAAGTACTATTTTATCAATACACCAATTCGACTTGCCGATGGAACAAGATATCGCAAGAAAGGTGGCGTGCCTAGCGGCAGTTACTTTACTCAATTGGTTGACTCAATTATCTCTTACATTGTTAATCTCTGGATTCATCTGACTCTCACTGGTTCTTTTCCCGGATATATCAAAGTATTCGGTGATGATTGCATCATGGGAACAGATTTCAAACTTGACATCGATGACATGTGTGACGTTGTTGAACGGATTGGAATGAAGATCAACATTCGGAAGACTGTCATTACCCGTGATCATTCAAGGTGTTCTTTCCTTGGCTACCAACTAGGAAATGGATTACCAATAAAGCCCAGGGAGAAGTGGCTTGCCTCGCTACTTTATCCTGAGAGACCTGACACTTCATGGGATGAGTGTGCAACACGTGCACTTGGTCTTATGTATGCCAACGCTGGCTGTGACGATTGGTTCGACTGTGTCACCAGAACTATCGTTGCCTTCAAACAATTCGACCTTGTTATGTCAAGAAACTTTGAACGATTTCTGAGACTTCAGGGGATTGTTTTGCTCACTCCAACACCACCCACCAAGTTGGAGTTCCTGCGAATGCTCAT